TGATGTCCTCGGCGGACGCGGTTTGCCCAACGCCGATCACACCCGCGTTCTTGAGCGACAGGGTGATCAGGTCGCCGAAGGTGTTGATCTGGAAGGGATTGGCGGCCACGTCAGTTCACCGCCGGACGGGCACGGGGCTTGCCCTTCGGCCAGCCGCCTTTGCGGGCTGTCACAGGGGCAGCGACGACGGGAGCGCCCACGAGCATGTTGCGCTCCGGCTCTATCCGAGGAGCCGGAACGCCGAACAGCGCGGCTTCTTCATCGGCATCCTCGACAAGCACAGAGGGCTTGCCGGGCCGATGCACCCATTTCGGATATTCCTGGAAGACGTAGGGCAATGCGTTGCTCCTTGGCCGGAACAAGACAAAGCCGGCCGGAGAGAGCCCCGGCCGGCGTATGCGTCAGATGATGTCCGGAACCACGCACGACCACTCAGGACGGGTCAGGAGCGCCCCGTATAACGTGTCCAGTCGCGTGACTTCCTGGTCGGTGCCGACCTGCCACTGCGTAGCCATGCGGAGCGACACGTTGTCGTACTTCGCACGCGCCGCATCGACGTTCTTGGGCAGCGGGAGATCGCCGCTCACCATCGTGAGGGCTTCCGGCGCGTAGGCGACGTTCTTGCGGTAGGTGGTCGACGGCGCGATGATCATGGTGATCGTCGCGTTGTTGCCCGGCGAAGCAGTAACGGTCTGGTACTGAACCGCATTGCCGCCGCTCGGCGGAATGATCGCCGGATAGATCGGGATTGAGGTCGCGCCGGAAGCCACAGGAGCGGTCACCACGAAGGTGCGCAGCTCGCCTGTGGTCGCCTTGGTCACGCGGTTGACGGCATTTACGCCAGCAAGGGTGATGATGTCGCCGACATTGAGCGTGCCGGTGATAGCGTTGACCGTCAGGGTATAGCCCGTCTGGTTCGCGCCGTTCACGGTGCCGGCGGAGAAGGTGCCGGTGGTGTGCTTGACGGCAGTCTGGTCTTCGAAGATCGCCGCATAGCCGAGGCCGCTCATCATCTGGCCGGACTCGTACTGCTTGGAAATCTTCGGGGTCGGGTTGAGAAGGCCCGTCAGCGAATTAACGATGCGGGAGTTGGTGCGGGGATCAAACACCAGCTTGCGGTCGCCGCCAGGGGTCGAGTTGTTGGCGAGGATTGCGCGGGCGTCGAGCATGGTGCCGCTCGACGGATTGGTCAGGGTGGTGTTGTCCGAGAGGTAGTTCGGCGCGATGTTGCACGAGCCGCCGGTCGTCGCCGTCAGCGGGGCCGCGATCGGGTTCGAACCATTGACCACCGGCAGCGGGATATAGCCGTACTCAAAGACGTTCATCACGTCGATGGCGACCTGGCCCGCGAGGTTGTTCATCATCGGCTTGAGGATGATGTCGCGGAAGTCATCGACGCTGAGCAGGAGGTCGGCGGTCGAGAACGACACGTCGATATGGGCCTGCGTCGCCATGGTGAGGACGGTCTGCTGTTCCGTGGTGTCCTGGATGGACGCCGCCGGGCCCTTGACGGTCACATAGTCGTTGGGCAGGCGGATACGGAGCTGCGAGCCGATCTTCTCGCCAGCCTTGCCGAAGTCGCCGTCATACTGGCGGTTGACGTTCGCAAGCAGCGCATTGGAGTTGACGAACAGCATCACGGCTTCACGCGTGATGCGGCTCGTAGTGAGAAGGGAGTTAGCCATGAAAACCTCGAGTGGCCGGATTGCTTTCGAGGCACGAGCGCGAGCGTCCGCAGCTATGGCGGAGGGTGGTGCTGTGTCGTGCCGGTGAGGTCTCGCCGCCCGTAAGCGAGGTGAAAGCGGGCCAGTCTCGAGCTAACGCGTCGGTGGTCGGTGCGGTGCTCGTCAGCCGCACGGTTTGGTCGAGCTATTCAGCGATCAGAAAGCCGGATCGCGTCGGCGCAGAGGTCTAGTGCGCGAAGGCCGCTGCCGCCCAATGACCGGGCGCAGCGACGAATACCATTCCCCCAGGTGGCTTCTCGCGTTCAGCGAGCGCGTAGTCGTAGATGAACAGATATCCGCGATCATCGACTGAGAAATCCATGTCGGTGCCTGAGAACTGGTCCGACATGCCATTGGCGAATGTCACAACGACTTTGGTTCCCGTGCGCTTGCCCATCACGCACCGGCCCTTGCCGCAAGTTGAGCTTCCCGCTTGCGGAAAAAGGTCTCGTCGTCGTCTTCGTCGCTGGGCTCGGACGAAACGCGAGCGCTGCCATCAACCGGGGTGATCGGCCGCGGCGCATTGGAGAGATTGGCTGGCTTGCCCTTGGGAGGCGGCACGACGGCGATACGGGCGATTTCCAAAGCCCGCTTGGCCGGCGGCATGGCGATCAGTGCCGCCGCCTTGTCGGGGTCGCTGCCTAGCTCGTAGAGCACCTTTGCGGGGTCCTCAGTTTCGAGAACGAGGTCCAGCACCTCGCGCTGCATGGCGCCGACGGACTGGAGGTTTTTCACCGCGCCGTCAAAGTCGTCGGCGAACGTTTCCTTGCCCTTGGCATAGGCGGCATTACACTTCGCGTCGAAGGCCTCGGCTGCCTGCTGGGCGCGAGCTGCGGCTTCACGGCGGCTGGCTTCCGCCGCTACGGCAGCATCGAACTCCGCCTGAGACTTGTAACCGCCATCGGGCGCATTGGCGCGGGCAGCGGCGTCATCAGCGGCGTTGGGGGTTGCGGGCGATGAGGCCCGTGCTTTCTCTGCTGCCTCGTAGGCAGCAAGCTTGTCCTCAGCGGCCTTGGCGCGCCGTTTGGCCTCACGGGCCTCGAACGACGATTCCGCCAGCGTCTTCTCTGCCCACTCCGGGAGCTTCGGCGGCTTCTTGCTGGGCTCGCCGGCCGGTTCTCCGGGCGCCGCTGTGGTCGTCGCGTCAGCGGCGGGAGCCGGATCGCTAGCGGCAGGCGCGGGCTTAGCGGACGCATCGGTCGCGGTGACAACCTCGACCGGAACACTATCACTCGGATGAGGCGCCGGAGCGCCATCGGCGGGAGCGGCCGCCGTAGCCTGGTCTTCAGCCATTCAGTCCTCTTGGGATATCGGGGAACCGCCCCGTTCGGTCTCCGGCTTTTCGCCGCCGGGTCAGCGCTTGCCGATCGTCCTCGGGGACGTCTCGACGCAGATGCTTTCAAGGTCTTTGATCTTGGCCTTGCGGGCCTTCTCGACGTCGCCCATCAGCGACTTGTCCTGCTTGATGCGCTCGGCTTCGGAGAGCGTGCGCAGCGCATCTTCCGCGCGCCATTTGCGCTCGCGTTCTGCGCTGGGCGCCGACATTTCCGCGACCTCGACGACGGGCCCGGAGGATTTCTTGGCAGGCTTGGCTTTCGTGGCCATCAGTGCGTTCTCCGGGAGCGCTCGACCTTCACCGGATCGGGCTTGCGTTTGCCTAGCTTCTTGTTGGCCTTGGCGTCGATCTTGGCCTCTTCGGCCTTCGACATGCGGCCAGCGTTCACTGCCTGCGACGCACGGGCCTTGGCGTTAGCGGCGTGAGCGCGGTCAGGCATGGGGTACGCCCGCTTGCCGGGCTCGCCGAAATCGGACTTCGGCAGCTTCTTGCGCTGCTTGGTGGAGAGCTTGGCCACGACGGCCTCCTATGCTGGAATGCGATAGCCCGAGGCCCGAGTGCGCTTTGGCGGCTGCGGCATCAGGTAGCTGGCAACGAGGCTGTCAGGCCACACGGAGCCGTCCGACGCATCTTCGTAAACCACAGTACCGTTCGACAGGGAACGCGAGGTGAGCGCCGGCTGGTACGCGCCAACAAACGCCGTGAACTCATCCGCGGAGACCGTCTTGAGGCTCCGCATCAGTTTAGCCTCACGATCGAAGGTGCGGCCTGTTCGGCGTCCGTCATGGCACCGCGCTCTTCGAGCAGGGCATCATAAATCGCGTCCTTGTCCTCTTGCGAGCGGCCAGGATCGCTGAGCATGCCGGCCAGCGTCTTACGGGCCAGCGGCACGAAGTCACGCCAGTAGGTATTCACGAACTCCCGCTGATTGCGGGCCTTGATGCGAAAGAGCGTACTGCGCTCGACGCGGCCGTCATGGAACATGTCCTGCCCGTCGAAGAAGGCGCCTGCCATTTCCTTGGCGGTGTGCTTGACGAGCTTCGAGGTGCGGCCGTGAACCGATCGCCCAGAGGAGACGATTTCCATCAGCTAGCTCCTCGAACAATCCAGGCGGACCATGAGGCCAAACGTGCCGACGGCAGTCACGCATCGCCCTATGCCGCGATCAGTTTCGACTCTCGATCCCCACACGCCCGTCGGCATCGACAGTCCCGTGCTTGACGGCCCGGACGGCCCGAGTTCAGCGGCAAGACGGATAGCTTGGTTGGCGACGACCTCTGGATCGAAGCCGTCGCGAACGGTCATCGTTGCGGTCCAGTCACCTTTCGGCATGCCGTCGAGGAATCGTTGCGCGGCCAACTCGAACTCGTTAGCCATCACGCGTTCCACTTCATGGTTCTTGGGGCGCTCGAACGGACAATGATCGTCGCGAACGGGCAGTCTTTCATCATGTCGTAGCCACGCCTGACCACTACCTCGCCGGGCATCTCGTTGATAGCTTCCCAGTCCGCCCACATCTCGAGCTTGGTATTCCTGATCTCGCGGGCGCTCGGGTTGTCGAGAGTTGCCGAGACCGGATCACCACGCATCATGCGGCGCCAGAGGTCCGCGCTTCGAGGCGCGCCATAAACTCCGCAGAGACTTCGACTGTCTCAATCAATACCGGACGCCCTGCGGTGCGGGCGCGGCGATTGTATCGTGCCCACACTAGCCGGGCGATCAACACAAGGGGATCGCCGTTGTGAAGGTTGGCCACCGCCCAGTCCCTTGAGCTTCGCCATACCCCGTCGAACCGAACATGCTGCCTCACTGCGGCGCACCCATCAACTGCGGCTGCATGGGCGGCATTGGCTGAGGCGCAAGGGGCTGCGGCTGAGCTTGCATGCCTTGTACCGTGCTGGCGATCAGCGGCTCTTCATCCTGCCGGGTAACGATTGGGCCGGCATTGCCAATGACCTTGAGCCGGTCAGACATCGCTTCGAACGCCTTGACCGACGCCTCGAAGGCTCGAATGTTAGCGTCGGCACTCTTGTCGGCCAGTTTCTGGTTGAGCTCAGCAACCAATTGCGTGAGCTGCCCGATGTGAGCCTGCATCTGCTGATCCTGCGGCGACATCTGGTCGGAGAGGGCCTGCGGCGGGGCCATCCGGCGGAGCCGCTGCGCAATTTCATCGGCACCGGGGAAGTCGGCGTTCTGGAACAGCAGGTCGCCAACGATCGGGATGAGGTTCGGCGACTGCGTGAGGATTTGAACGATGGCGTTCCAGGCTTCCTGACGACGGGTCGCGTAGCTCGGGCCAATATCGACCTCGACGGCAAACTCCCCAACGTTGGGATTGAAGATCAACTGGACTTCCTTGCGGTCCTGATCTTCCTGTTTCTGAACAGCCTGAGCCGCTTCCGGGTCGAAGATGATATTCTTCATCATCCCGTCGTCACCGCGGATGCGCATGATGCGCGTAGTGTCGTAAATCTTCGGGATTAGGTCCACGACGATGCGGCCCACCTGGCGAACCATGATCGCGTGGTTGTCGACAAAATGGTACGTCGCGTTGTCGCCCTGGCGCTGGCGCTCCGCGATAGCCTTCCCGGACTTGGCGTTCTCGTTCTCGCCCATCTGGGACTGATACTGGCCGGAGGCCATCATCAATTCCTGCTGGGCAACCTCCATACCCTTGAGAAAAACTGCCGACATCTGCGGCGGCTGGACCCGCTGGGGGGCGCTAATCTCATTGCCGGCGTCGTCGCGGTGCTTGTACGGCAGGAAGCCAAGGTTCTGGAGGTTCGCCGAGGCGTAGTATTCCTCATACCCCTCGAACGCTTCAGCCGGCCCGATGAACGGGATTTTGGTCTGGAGTGCCCCGAACTCCACCTCTGCCGAGGTGTTGTAGTTGTACATGCGCTGGGCGTCCTTGAGGTAGCGGACGTGGCCCTTGAGGTCCAACTGACCCTCGATGATCACCTCTTCGCCGAAGCAGGGCACCAGCGGAATCCACTTGCCGAGCCAATCGTAGCGATCGATGATTTTGTGCCCGGCGATCTTGACGCATTCGACCGTCACGATGTCGCTGTCACGTTCCCGATAATCCCACGCCGGGTTGCGCTTGATCTCCTTGATCAACTCCGGGCTGATGGCGTCCTTGCGAGCGGAACGGCGTTCCCCGGTGTTCGGATCGATCACCGAGACCAGTACGACCTTCTCGTGCTTCTTGCGCCAGTAATTGGCGACCCGGACGTGATCGCGGGTAAGCCACGTATCGTAGCCGGCGCCCGAAGTCAGCGGCGATGCGTTCAGGGCGTCCTCATGGCCCGGAAAGTCGCGCTTGAACTTCTCGATGGACATGTCATCGAACTCGAAGGCGTACTCCGAGTCCGACTTGTCGGCCTCCTGGGCATCGGGGTCCATGTAAATGGTCAGCGGATCGCGGACGCCGCCAATCCTGATGTCCTGGTCGAAGCCCTCTGGGCTAGCGTATTCCGTATACACCCGGCAAAAGCCGAGACCGCCGAACACCTGGTTCTCGCTGGCCTTGTCGTAGGCCTGCTGCGCCCGCGACATGTATTCGATGTGGCGCACCACATCCTCGAACACCTGAGCGGCTTCGTAGGTCGCCTCATTGGTGGTCGGATGGACAACGATCCCAGGCTTGTTCTGCTTGGCGTCGTTGATGATCTGCAGGCAGTGGATGCGCGTCTTGTTGACCGTCAGCGTTGGTTTCTGGTCGAGCTCGCGCGTGGTCAGCAGCGCGTCGGGCCATTGGGCCTGGTTGTCGGCATCGCCGTGACCAAAGCGGTAGTCGTCTCGCCACATCTGGTAGGCATGCGAGTAGTAGCCCTCGCAGTACTCCCACCGTTCATTGGCCTCCTTGAGGAGCTTTTCGTCATCGGAAAGACGGGGCTTGTCGATCATCGACCCATCCATCCTTGAGCGCCCATGCTACCCGGCGGCCGAAGCTTCGGCTTCTGCAGTGGCACCTTCGTAGGCCCGACCGGCTCGGCGAAGGTCAAGGCGACCGCATCCCATTCATCGGGAGAGCGAAGCTTCCGGACCTGCGACATATGCTCTTTGCTCTCAAGCACGAGCTGCTGTGTGGTGGGGTCGTAGTGATAGCCAGGCCCACAGGCGTCAGTTTGCAGGCTGTCCGTGTCCGGAATGTCCGCGCCGCCTTCATCTTGGAGGAAGTCATTCGAGAGCGACCACATTTCTGCCCGGCGGTTCTTGGGGCCAGCCATCTTGCGGCCGTCCTTGTCGAGTTTGGGCGGCATCACCGGGGCGCTGCCGAAGTTCACGACCTTGACGATCCTGCTGTAGGGCTCGCCCCAGCTCTTCATGATGTCGTAGATCGCGCCGCCATTGCCGCCGACGTCGATGAACATCCGAGCTGGGTTATCCTGGTCGATGATATCCTTGAGGCGGGTCGCGGCCCTCAGCGTATCGATCGGGGAAGCGTCGCTCTCGACCTTTTCTACTTTTCGGCCGCGCCTCCATGCGATGGAGAACCGGTCTTTGCCTTCGCGTTTGGGGTCGACGCCTACGACGAGAGGCCCAACGCCCTCAATGGTAGCCTTGCGCGCCCGGAGAACATCGGCCGCCTTGATAAAACTGTCGTCGCCCGTAACCTGGAACGCCTCAGCAGCGGTTGCCGGATATTCCTGCTTGAACAGCAGCGGGTCTTTTAGCTCCGCGATCTTGTTGCGCCGCCACACCATTTGCTCGAGATCGAGCCCATAGGCATCGCGATAGGCCTGCTCTTCCTCATCGAGCGCAAAGCCATCCGGGACAGCCCGGCGGTACTCTTCCTGCCAGAACCACGGGATGAAGATGGCCTCGTAGTCCCCGATAGCGGCCTCTGCCTGCTGCCAGCGCTCGTGAAACTCGCCCCCTACCCCGTTGGCCGTGCTTTCCAGCACAACCTCTGTTCCGGCTAGATCTGGAACGGCCTGCATGACGCCAGCAAAGTGCGTCGCCGCATTCGGCCAGAACGCGACCTCGGAGCCATGGAAGATCTGGATGGTCTGCGATCGGCCAACAGCCTTTGACCCTGCCGTGCCGACCGCATACCCGCTTTCCAACCGGTCGAAATAGAGCTCCTTGGCGTTCGCTGCCCCGGTGCTTGGCTTCACCGGAGCCGGGCAATGCTCGTGGTACCGAGACACCATGCCGAAGAGATTGTCGGTGGCATCCTGCTCGTGAGTGAGGATGAAGCACCGGACGCCGCGGGAATGCGTCACCTTGTGATAGAAGCGGGCGCCGATGTAGGTCGATATGCCCTGCTGCCGCCCCTTCAGCACGAGCGCCCTGATGCGGCCAGTGCGTTCTAGTTGCGCTTCGAAGCGCCCGTGGAGATAAGCCTGCGCCTTGTTCAGCGTGAGCGGCTGAAGGCCGGCGCGGGCATCCTTTGGCCTGATCTTGAGGCATCTGATGGCGTAGTGGGCGAAGTCATCCTTGAGCCGCTGACGGATAGCGCGCTCGTGCTCACTCAAGCTCATCCAGAGCGTTCTCGTGGTTGTAGACGTGGACGTCTTGGCGATCCGCCCAATTCTGGCGGCGACGGTTTTTGAGCCAGTTCATGGCCGCGCCCGGCTCCCCGGGGATGTAAGTCATGACCTTGATGGTCTGCTTCTCACCCGTGACCCGGTTCGTGTAGACTTTCTCGATCTCGACATGCTCGCCGGTCGCGCGCTTGTAGAGGCTGTCGGCCACATTGGAGTCGGCGACAGTCTTGCCGTCCATGAGCGCCGCAAAAAAAGCGGGGAACTCGCCCTTCCAGTTATCGAACGTCTGGCGTGTGACGCCGAAGAACTCCGACATCTCTTCGTCGTTGAGGCCGAGCAGCGCGAGCTTGCGCGCCGCCTCGTTCATGCTCGGATCGTACGACGATGGCCGTCCAGGGCCGGGCTGGGAGTGGCCTGCGAGAAAATGGCCCTTGTCGTCGCGATCTGGATCGTCGGCCACTTTAGTCGATCCTCGCGAGATAGAGCTTTGCCCACGCGACGATGAGCAGAACAACCGCGCCGCCGATGAAGGTCAGCGCGGTCATACTTCCGCTGTCTGGCAGGTGGCGAACCATTGATCGATCTCGCGCCACTTCTGAGGGAAGTACCGGGCGTTGAACGCAAAGACGAGCCACGCATCCTTCACCGAGGGCGGCAGACTGGCGGCCATCGCGCTGATGCGTTCGGCAGGCCACTGAGCGCAACCTGCCTTGAGATCGAACGCAGGACGATCCTCGCTCATCAGTACGGCAGCGCCATCGGGCCGAGGTTGACCGTGTAGGTCGTCGGGGGAGTAATGGCGGCGCTGGTGCCGAACGTGCCGGTAGCCGAGCCGGTGGTCAGGTTGGAAACCGGAGTATCGAGCGCGGCGAACTTGGCCGTGGTGCCGTTGGACTGGACGGCCACGAAGTAATTGCCCGGGGCGACGGTGACGGGCGCCGTGAACGCGATCTGCTGCCAGTTGTTGGCAGTGCCGGCCGTGGTGCCCGAGAGAGTCGAAGTGGCAACGAGATTGCCGAGGCTGTCATGCAGCTCGACGATCCAGTTGTCGGTGCCGCCCGTGCCGCCGACGAGTACAGAGATGCCCGTAAGGGTCTTCTGCCAGCCGATGACGATGGAGCGGTAGTAGCGGGTGCCGTTGACGGTGGTCTTGTCGATGCTCGAGCCGAACTGGCGGAGCATGATGGCCAGTTCCTGCAGCGAGGACATTGCGTCCTGAGGCGCAGCACCAGCGGCAGTGTTCGTATCGACGTAGGCGGTTTCGGCGCCGCTCGGCTGAGCGAGCTGCGGCAAACCATTGGTGATCAAGCCAGGCATTCAGGGAATCCTTTCGGGGAAAGCGATGGGGTTTGGAGGATCAAGCGCTGAGGTTGCGGTACCACTTGCCCGCGACCGGGCACGAATAGGTCGCTGCCTTGCCGGCAGCCTGCGCAACGCCCGTGGCGGTGGCGACGTCGTTGATGGTGTCCGTGCCGGAGCCGAACACCTGCATGGAGTTGGCTGCATCGTCATTGACGAGTTGAACCACCATGCCAGCAACGGAAACGGGAAGCTTCACGCTGTCAGCCGCCGTGCCCACCGTTGCCACACGGTTGACGCTGGCGGTGAGTAGCGTCGCGCTCGCCTGACCGCCGCCCGCATGGGCGACGATCCCGTCACCCGCCGTCACCGTCAGGATGCCATTGTTGACATTCTTGATGGTGACAGCCGTCACGCCGTTGAAGGCGTTGTTGATCGCCGTTGCCCACTCGTTGAGATGAGTGGCGCTGATCATCCGGAAGCCGGGCAGCGGCAAGAGTCTAGTGAGCACGTTGGCCAATGCGGCCTCCTTCTGGCAGCCCCAGAATGCGCTTTCGAGCCGGCAGCCAAAGGGCCAGTTCTGCCGGGCGCTAGATGCCGGGAGAGCCCGGCAAGAGGAAGGGAATTGAGGTTAGGTAAAGGTGCCGACAGCGATGACGGACACACCAGCAGCGGTCGTCACCACCCATCCGCCGGCAAATGACTGCATGCCGAGCTCGATGACATAGGTGCCGATACCGCCGCCCGGGCTGTTGGGAAGAACCGTGATGCTCGTTCCCGAGGCGCTGTCGCCGATCTGAACCTGCGCAGTAGCTGCCGTTTCGACCACGCACACCAATCGCACGAGGAGGTCGCCCTTGGCGCCGGTCGCCCCTAGAACCTGCTTGGTCTGGGACGCCGCCACCGTCACCCAGTCGGAGCCGAAAGGGGTGGTCGCCACGCGCTGCGAAATCGGGAGACGCTGGGCCATGCTAGTTGCTCGCGATCTTGATGTTGACGGTCTGGTCGAACACTCGACCTGCGGCGGTCGTGATGGTGTTCTTCACCGAATAGGTCTGGTTCAGCGTGCCGGCGGAAAGCCACACGGTGGCGGTAGTCGCCGTCATGCTGGAATCGGTCTCGACGAGGCTTGTGTCAGAGACCGCCCACACCGAATTGGTGATCGTGTCCGTACCGAGCGGCGCAGCCCAATTGATGGTGTAGTCGAGCGTTTCGCCGGGGTCCTTACTGGGCCAGGAAAACGCCACGGGACACCTCGAGAAAAGGCTAGAGCACCGGCAGCCGAATGACCCGGCTCACGGCAAACGGCGCTACCGAGCGATCAAAGGCGAGTGGCGCGACGATGCGGCTCTGGGCCACGACGCCAACCGATCGGCTGACAAATGGCATGATGACCGTTCGCTCACCGGGGGCCGGCCCACCGTCATCGGAGCCCGATATGCCAACGCCCGAAATCGGCGGCTCGGAAAATGCCGAATGACTTGGGCGAGCCACTTCTGGTCAGCTCCGCGGAGCGAAGGCGCCGCTGTCAATCTTGCGAAGGGGAGCGCCGGCCCAATGCGGTCGATGGCGCGTCTGTCGAACGGCCTGAACCGACCACGCCACAACCGGCACAATCACCTGAAGTGCTACGCTGATCAAAAGGGTGCCCAAAACCAGCATCGGCAAAAACTCTTGTGGCCATTTGAGGTAGGCCAATCCCAGCCACCCGGCCATTGCCAGCACCCATCCCGCCAAGCGCGCCTTGTCCATATTGTTCACCTACGCCGCCGCCGGCTGAACCGCCGCATTGAGCTGCGCCGCGACTTCGGCAACGGCCTGATCTTCTGCCGCAAGCTGGGCTGCAGCGTCGCCGCTCGATGCGATCTGCGCTTCGAGCTCAGCAACCTTCGCGGTGAGGTCGCTATTCGCCTTCACCAGCGCAGCCTGGTTGGCGACAATGGCGGTCGCTGCCGCCTTGAGATCATCAATAGCGGACATGAGCTTGTTCCTTGGGATGAGGTAGCGGGCGATGAAGAAGCCGAGAAGGCCGAAGGCAAGCGCGAGCTCTGCTGCTTCAAGCGCTTGGGGCATGCTGGCCTGCGATGTCTTGGAAACGAAGCGGGCGCCGGAGCTCCTCGCTCACAGCGCCTCGAACGTGGTTCGACTAATGATTAGCGGTTGTATGGACTGATTTGCGGATCAGCGCAATAGCGATCTACGGAGCCGCCGCGAACGCCAACACCACCTCATCGAGATCGCGCTCGTTTTCCTTCGACCACCCACCAATGTCGGGCTTGATTGTCACCAGCGGTCGGTCGAAGCCTTTCTCCCGGGTATAGACCATGCGCGTATTGATGTCGGGCTCGCCGCCGATCAGCGTCTGCATCACGATGACGCGCGGCGCTCCCTTTGGCCACCACGTCATTTCCGCACCTCAGACACGGCCGACGGCGGATCGGGCAACGGCATCCAGTGCGTAGGCTGCCCAGCGTAGCTATCGTCTTCGGCCCAAGCACCAGCCTCGGCGCACTTCCATGACCATTCCATCTGCATGTCGGCGATGTGGTCTGGAAGCTTCTCTTGGTAGCCCACAACAATGAGCGGCCGATCCGCATAGGGAATGTAGAGCAGGATGTGAGTCCCGTCCCTCGGGGCGGTTTCCATTGACTGCCATTGGCTCATACCGGCTCCGCCAAGTAGACTACCCAATTGTCGCTTCGACCCGAATTGATGCGCAGTTCATCGAGAACCACGCTGGCAATTGCCCGAAGATCGGCAGAGCGACCAGACCACTCGCTGCTGGCGCTATAGACCCATACCGCCTGCTCTGCGCCCTTGCCGCACGAAATCTCGATGGTCACATCCCTGACCGAGAAATGCGAGCAGCAGCAACCATCCCAATGGCCAAGCCGCCAGCACCCGACGTCACGGATAATGGCGATCACCTTCGACGGCTCGCTCATCTTCCAGGATTCGTGGATCGAAAAGAGCGGAGTCGATTTCTGGTCGTAGTCGATCCCGGTCTCAGTCATGCGGCTGCCCCACGGTCAATCCGACGGACGCGTTCAATCGTCGCAACACCCCAAGCACGCGGAAACGCCATCGGCCGCGGAGCGAGGTCACGTGTTCGCCACAAGCCCATCGGGAAGACCGTTTTGTTGCGCGTCCGGCGATAGCGTCCCTTGATAGGCTTGCTCATGCCGCGACCTCTTTGGCATACCGGCTCAATTCGGCGTGCAACGCATCGACGACAGACTGTCCGGAGCCGAATGGCGCTTGCACGATGACATCAGAGCCAATGAAAACGACCTGATCATCTTCGGCGCGACACGGGTATTCGGCCTCTTCCAGCCCTACGACTGCTCGATAGTCTTGGTTTTGAAACAACGACATCGGCCGCCCAAATGACGCCCTGACGCCTCGGGTTGCAGTCACCGCGAACTTGGGGACAGCCGTGATGTTCGAGGAAGGCTGCAATGGGGTTTCCGTTGACCAAATGCGCGTCGAATACCAGTAGTCGCGAGGAGCGTCCGGCCCCTCTAGGGCAAACGTCACACGAGCTTTGCCCACGTCACTTCCAGACACGCACCGAAACTCCGTCACGCCACTGAGGTTGATGGTTTTGGTTTCGGCGACCGGGCGCAACGGCGACTGGTTAGGATCGATGACGCTGGGCGTTACGGCCTTCAACCGGGTGACGGTCAGCCGCATGAACTCGCCGAACCGCTCACACGAGAACCGGTACGCCGCTTTGTCCTCAGACAATTCATCGACGAATGTTTGCCGGGCTACCCCGATGCCGGGCTCGAGCTTCGACCAAGCTTCGGTCGCCGCGCGCTTGCGGACGTTGCGGTCGACCTCCCATTTGTCGTCGACGGCAACTGACGTAAGCTCAGCCGGCTTTTCCTTCGCGCGCCCGAACATCTATGCCGCCTCCGTCCTTTCCGCGAACCCATAGTGCCTGCTCAGCGCATTGAGCGCTGTTCTAAGCCACGGGATCATGTGAACGTGCAATTCGTCCCTGAGGACGAGGTAGTCCAATGCCGCCTGCAGGTTCTGGCCGCGATTGGCGATTGAGCCCTGACACTCGGCGAGAGCCTGCCTGACACCCGTCACGGGAGGCGCGCCGTTGCCGCCCTTCTCGCCGCAGAATCGCCGCACAGCTCGACGAACGAACTCGACGTGATCGGCACCATCGGCGCTGCCGCCGCGAACTGCATTGAGGTCTACCGCCCCCGGCTGACGTGGTGCGGAAACCGCCAGCCGATAGTTGTGGACGTCCTCGGCGTACTTCACGGCAGCATCGTACTGGGCCATTGAGATTTCGCCCTGCATGGCGAGCCGACCGACGACCGAGCCGGCCCGCTGGTCGAGGACATGAGGACGCTTGCGAACCTCTTCTGCCGCACCCGGAGCTGCCGGATACGCAATGCCGTGGAGTCGGTGCCGGGCCTGCATGCCGCTGGCCATTGCGTTCCACGATTCCGCATCGGCCTGAGCGTTCTTACGCGCTCGCTCGAACTCGGCCGCCTGAGACAATCGTCCGGTCCCCGGCTGTCGCTTCGCATCCTTGATGCGGTCTGATCGTTGTTTGCGCCCCATGATGGTCCCTATTTGCCGCTTACTCGTCGTTGAATGCGCCGTTCGAGCGAGCCCATTCGTCCCGCTCGAGCATTTCCTTGAAGCACTTGCCGACCTCGACTAGCTCCGCCTTATTGCCGATGCCCGCAGCCAGCAGTTGCGCGACCCAGTATGCTTCCTGCGTCCTGTCCTCAGACCAATGGTCGCTCCCCCGAAGCTTGCGGAGAACAGTTTCGACGGTCAGTTCCTCCTCTTCGTGCTTCCCCATTCACGCTGCCCCTTTCAAGTCTGCCGCTACCGAAGCCAAACCCATTTGACGATGTGACTTCCGACCGTCAGATATGGCGTCATGCCGTACCGCTCGCTGAACAGCAGCCGATCCCTCTGCCGCACGATGAAGTTTCCGATTGGCGTTCGAATGCAGAAGCCCATGTTCAGCCACCGGGGCGTAAACGAGACGCCAAAATTGCTCCACCGGACCTTCACCCCGCCCTCCCGCCAATATCATCCGATGAAAGCCCGAGCTCGATGACGCGAATGCCGGATTTCTTCGCAATGCTCGTCATGTGCGCGGTGCCGACTCCGCCAGGGAACGCGATCACAAGGTCCGGCTTGCCTTCCTCGAGCATGGCGATGTTGCGGAGGATGCCTGCCTTGCGGCCGTAGTGGTTCCAGTCCGCCGGGAACTCGGTTTGCGAAATGCCGCGGGCGATTGCCCATTGCTTGGCGAGGTGATCAGCACCAGGCGCACCACCTTGGATGATCTCCGTCACGCCGAGGCGTTCGACGGCAGCATCCATAACGCGGGCCATGCGCTCCGCATCGGTGTAGCCGCGACCGCCGCAGATGAGCGCTTTCATGCGGCCCTACCCTTCGAGCGCTCTACGATCAGCTCCCGCGCCCTACCTACGACATCGATCGGGAAGGCATATCGCTGCAAAAACTCCGGGACCGTGGCGCCCATGATTTCTTCGCTGGCCGAGAACATCGCCGCATCCGATGACGCATGTCGATCGAGCAGGATCGTCGCCTCACGCTCGCCTTTCTTTTCCGCCGAAGGCCCTTCTTTCTTTCTCGTATCTAGAGACGCGCGCGTATGCTTAAGCTCAGCTTGACCTAAGCTCTTGTTTTCCTTGTCGGCCGCTCTATTTTCGGCTGATTTTTCTCCACCTTTTCTTCCACTTTCGGCGCGTTCTTCCGAAGATTTTCCCGAGATTTCGAGCTCTTCTTCGGCTTGGCGGTTCACCAAATATCCGTCGACGAGCTCGATCTTACCGAGGTCGATAAGTCGCTGACGGATCGCGTTCCACTTCCGGACGGAGCAATTACATACCCCCGCGATGTACCTCGGCTCGTCAGGAATCGGCCCACCGCGCACGTACATAAGATCTAGAACGAGGCTATAGGCGCCCTTCTCCTCGAGCGTCATGCTGACCGTGCCGGCAATGAAGCGGTCAGGGAACCGGCGGTACCAGGGCCGTTCGCTCATGCTGTCCTCGCAGGCAAATAGCCGTCTTTGACGAGGTTGGAGAACTTCGTGAGCTTCGCATCGAAGTGTAGTTGGACCGTGCCTGTAGGCCCATGCCGCTGCTTGCCGATAATAAGCTCGGCGCGGCCGTGAGCCTTCTCCATGGCGTCTATCCATGCAGCCCGGCCAGGAGCGTCCTCTTTGGGCTCCGCGTTGGCGAGGTAGTACTCCTCGCGATAGACGAACATCACGACGTCGGCATCCTGCTCGATTGAGCCAGACTCCCGAAGGTCGGAAAGCTGCGGGTGCTTGTCCTCTCGCGCCTCGACCTGGCGGCTCAACTGGCTCAACGCGACGATGGGGATATCGAGCTCCTTGGCCAGCGCCTTGAGCCCGGTGGTGATCTCGGTGACCTCCTGGACGCGGCCGTCACCTCGGCGCCCGGGCGCCGAAAGCAATTGCAGGTAATCGACGATGAGGAGGTCGAGGCCCTTCTGCCGCTTAAGCCGACGGGCACGGGACACGAGCTGCGCAATTGTCAGGCCGCCGGTATCGTCGATGTACAGCGGGAGCCGTGACAGCCGCTCAGAGGTGCCGACGACGATCGAGAACTGGTCCTCGCGGATTTCGCCGCGGCGCAATAGCGCGGACGGAATACCGCACTGTTCGGCCAGGATGCGCGTTGCCAATTGCTCGCCGCTCATCTCGAGCGAGAAAAATCCTACACGGCCCCCGTTTTCGACGGCGATAGAACCGTCTGGCGAGGCGGTCCCGATGAACTTGTCAGCAACGTGAAATGCGATGTTCGTGGCGATGGCCGTTTTGCCCATGGCTGGCCGAGCCGCGATGATGATCAGGTCCGACCGCTGCAGGCCGCCCGTGAGGCGATCGAGGTCAATGAGGCCGGTAGCCAGCCCCGAGAGCGAGCCATCCCGCTTGTAGGCCGCCGCTGTCATCTGGACAGCCTCGGTGAGTGACGATCCGAAGGCCCGAAAGCCGCCCGATGCCGTGCCGCGTTCGGCGATCTCGTATAGCCCACGCTCCGCTTCTTCGATCTGCATCGCTGGGGTCACGTCGGCGTCGGCATTGAGAGCGGCAGCGCCCAAATCCTGACTGAGGGAATAGAGCTTTCTGCGGACCGCAAGGTCCCGGATCAGCCGGCCGAAGTCAGCCGCGTTCAGCACCGTTACCGCCTCGGTTACGAGTCGGGCGAGGTATTGCTGCATCGACATTTCCGGCAGAAATTCCGCCGGCAGGAAGGTCTTCACAGTAGTGGCAGTTGCGCCCTTCCCGACCTTCACCAGCTTGGCAACCGTCGAGAAAATTTCCTGATGTACCGGCTCGTAAAAATCGTCCGGCGACAGAAAGTCTGACACCCGATGGAAGGCATCATTGTTGATCAGGATCGCCCCGAGAAGCGCTTGTTCAACCTCGACGTTGTGCGGAAGGATCGGAGCGGGCTCGGTCAAGACGCCCTCCACGCATCGATCGCCATAACGATGCTGTCAGCGATCGTAATGGGCTCGCGGTAGAGGTCGACGCCACGAAACCGCAGGACCGGAATGTCGAGCGCGGCCGCCAGATACTGATCGCGGAACCGGTCGTTCTCCGCGTCGTGATAGTCCTTGCCGTCGCACTCCAACCCGACGATGCGCTTCACACCCGCCTTCTGAATGATCACGCCGAAGTCGAGCCGATAACGAAGGATGGCGAACTGCGGAATGATCACGACGTCGCCCGGGGGAAAGGGTTCGTCTCGATTTGCCGCGTTGTGGATGAGCGGCACGACAGACCGGCTGAACGGCCAAACCGCCGTCACCAGCGCCGCCAGCAGGTTGCGCTCTATCGGGCTTTCGCACAGTTTTTCGGCGCGAGAATAGACCGCCTCAACGGCCTCAATCGCTTTGGTCTCGCCTCCAGGCGGGATGCTTGGATGGCTCAAGATGCGCCGCATCCCGGAGCGCAGAATATCTCGCCCATCGCCCGGATGTTGCTTAAGACCGGCTGGACCAGGGTGCGCGATCTCGTAGAGCAATCTACCGACGGCGTTGCCGATCGACGCGGCGCGGTATTCGCGATGCTCTTCTGGCCTCGACCTGTGGATAATGCTGTCGTCCATTGCTTTCATGGACACCTACATTTGCCCATTTTCTTCGGAGCTCAAGCAAGTAAAGAAAAAAATCCGCCGAAGCAGGAGATCAAGAAGGATAGCGGGGATAACTCGAAAATCTGCGCAAAGGACCTTGTCGATTCGCGACCACAGCTCACGCATCTTGGGTCTGCCCGCGAACGTGCCAGTAATGGCGATTTGCAGCCTGCTCGACGCGCCAAGGCGCAAGACCGGTGTAGGATGCGATCTCCGGCCGGGACCATCCGAGGTCGAACAAGTCGAACGTCGCCTTGTTGATCGCCAAGACCTCAGCACCTTCTTCTGAGCGCCGCACATCGTGTAGCCATTGGCGATCAGGCCGTGAGGCAAGGTGCTTCTTCACCGAATTGATGCAGGTCGTATGGTCACGTTTTCCGAAGATGCGTGAACCGATATCTGCGAAGGACCGGCCCGTGTGGGTCCAGATCAGAAAGACGGCCTCGTGGCGTATCGACGTCATAGCCTTGAGGCGCGAGCCGCCGACGATTTCGCGAACGCCGACGCCGCCATGCCGAAGAGCAAGTAGCTTCAGGATCAACGCGGAACTAGGCGGCGACAGGAGGTTGACCGGAACGGTGGGGCCAGGCTCAATATGCTTTCGCGGAGCTGGCGGAGCGGGCGGAGCGGGCGAAAGCCTCGCAACAGCCGATGCCGGCCGGCCCTCCAACCGAGCGCGGGCCTGACGCCACCGCACGTGCTGCTCAAGCAGCTCGCTCACTTCCCCCTCGCCTTCTGCGCCGCAGCGCGAATTATCTTGGTCTTGGATGATGGCTTGCGATCGCGTGGAGGCGACCATTTTGTGGAGGGAGGACGGATGCGGAGGGTCATGCTGCGTCCTCTCCAGCAGCCCGAGGACGGAAGACAAGACCCAGCTTTTGGCGCTCGGCGATTCGCTCTGCAGTAGCTTCACGCGCAAGGAATGCGGTATGTTTGCAGGTCTGGCAGCGGTCGGCCGGCGACGCGTTCTTGATGCTCTTGGCGTTGCGAAGCACGTATTTCCCGCAGGCGCATTTGCAGCACCACTTGCCGCCGCCGAGGTAGCCAACGACCCGGAGCCGTCCGTGCTGATGGCCGATGAGATTGATGAACATCGGGCCCGGACTCGGGAGCGGCGTGAAGGCCGGCGGCGCGTCCCACTCTGCGCTCCCGATTTTGATGGGTGCGACATAGCGAACGCCCTTCGCCACAACGCGGCCGGCGGTGGCGTTCAAGGGAGCTGATGCGAGGATGGTATCCCAGTGGTCTTTGCTCATTGTGCTGCCCTCTTCCGGCTCGCCGCCCTACCGGCGTTCACGCTCTGCTTGGCAGCTTCACCCGCAACGAACTGAGCGAGAGCGCTTGCTACCTTCGTGCTCTTGCCGATGATCCGCGTTCTGGTGACGCCACGAGGCAAAGAGGTATCGACCCCATGAGGGCCAATGGAGCAGCCTGGATTGATCGATTGTGAGAGCATCAGGCGGCCTCGCCTTCTGGCAGAGTGAATTTCCCCTGCCATGTGCGCCAAGCGTTTCCGACTGCCCCCGTTCCTGGATAAAGATCGACGAGGTCGTCATCAGGTCGCGCGCCGACCATTTCGAACGCCCAATGGCAGACTGCCTCGGGCTTTGCACCGGTAAGGCCGCGACGAAGGGTGATGCTTTCCTGTATCCAGTCGCGCATCACGAGGCGCTTGCTGACGACTGGCTTCCGAGCCGCTTTGACGATGACCGGTTCCCATGCGTACGCCACAGGTACGTTGCGCTTGAACGCGGCGAAGCCCTTGACCCAACACATCCATCGCGCGCCGGTTTTCTCGACCAGCGGGGCCAACGCAGCTATACTGCGAGGCGTAGCGCTGGCGTGAAGCACCCAGCCGTCGAAATCAGCTTCAAGACGGTCAACCAACTCGACGTGATCGACTTCGCCGGCGTAATCCGGCTGATCCGCGTAAAGATGCGCGCACCCGATGTAAGGCGGATCGGCGAAACCAATTTTCACTTCCCGTCCCCCGTTGTCCCTGTATGGCCCCGTGAGGGGGCTATTGATCGTCAGTCGTCGCCAGTTCCGGAGCGATGCGGAGCGCCAAAGAGCGCGCGGAGCGCAGCAACAAACGGGCGATGAAAATCCGGATCGCTGCCGTGGAGGAGGCGATCCGCGTTCGCAATGAGTTGGTCGACTTCATGCAGTTCCTCCCGGCCGCAACGGAGCCCCGAAAGCTCCTCCAGGTCCTTGATTTCTTCCCACTTCGGGTCCGAGGCGCGATCATCCGCGTACCAGAGGTCGCGCACCCGATTGGCCGTCCAGCCGCGCTTGCCGAGAACCCGCTGCGCGTGCCCGAGACGGACCTGGACCTGCCCCAACGTGCACGGGGCGATCCTGTTGTGCATGGCGAACTGCGCAAACTCAGCAGTCGACGACATGTTGGTAAACTCCGAAGCCTTTTTGGACACTTCCGACGCCTTTCGATCCATGTTCAGGGTCGAAAGGAAGGCGGCACTGATGAAACGACGGAACGAAATGACCAGCATCGGCACAGTCCTGGCAGACTTGGTGCAGGTCATCGAAATGCGACGCACGGTCGTCATGCGACCGGCGGGAAAAGGTAGCGCCGAGCCCTCCGAGGGAGGAGGAGCAGAGAGCCCGGCGCCGACGAAGGTTGATCAGCCCCTTCGTATCGAAAGGTCGCGCAGCTCGGACGATTGGAGCGTCCCGCCGCCGCGAAAAGGACGGGGCCGAAGCCCCGCCAGTACTGGCTTCGGAGTAAGTCGAGGAGTTGACAGCACGGTTGCTGCCAAAGAACCCAGCCCGGGCGTGAAGGCCCGACCTGTCCTGCGCGAGTGCAGGCGCATGGACATGGCCTCCGCCCCCTTGCGGCTCACCACCGCAGCCATGTCCAGCCGTATGCACTCCGATATGCATCAGAGCCCGTCCTTGCCGAGCTCTTCGGCGTAGGGATCGCGAGGAACGTCACGCTCGATGAAAGCGCCGTAGATGAAGGCGATGAACAGCCCGGCCGCTACGGCGGCGATGGCGCAGACCGCAATGATGCAGGGAACGTCCATCAGGCGGCCTCTCGCGCTCGAGCGAGAAACGGCGGCAACGACCGGTCGTTCGACCTGGGCCAGAAATACCATTCGCCGCTAATATGAAGCGAGCGCCAGCTGTGGTGCCACCAGTGTTCGTCCGCCAACGTTCCCACCTTAACGGCCTCGACAGCGAGGCGGCCAGATTTGCCTTCGATCTCCTCGATGCGATCGTTTACGCGCCGGGAGAAACCGACCTTGGATACGTGCGGGAAGGCGGCCAAGCGGGCGAAATAGACGTGACCGACCTGCCACGGCTCGACTGGACCGACGCGATAGGGGTCAGGAAGATTTTGGCGAATCTGACGCCCGTAGTAGGCTGCTCTCGCGCCCTCAACGCCGGCATGCGCCTCGATTTGGCCGAGGCGATAGCCAACGGAGGCGGCGTCAATCCCGCCGCCGAGGAACCGCGCCAGCGAGGCAAAGCTTTTCGTATTGAAGCAGGTGCGCTTTCCGAACCGGTCATCGACCGGATAGGCCGCAGCCTTGAAGGCGTATTCCCAGCGAGGGATCGCCGGCGCTACCCGCTCGGCGAACGCCGCAACTTGAGCGGCCAAGTCGGCCTTTGTCGGGAGGCCTGCCATCTACGCCTCCTCTCCGACCTTGAGCCAGGGGGTGAAGAGGTGGAGATCGGATTCGAGGGATTGCGGCGGGAGCGCTACGGGACGGAAGCGCGAGGCGAGAAACCCGATATCGACGCCACGGAAGCCCACGTTCGGGTATTCGACTATACCCAAATGAGGCCCTCGGCCGCACTGGTCGGGATGGATGGCCGCTACTCGGCATACCGTTCCCTTTGGCGGGCACGGGTTTACCCAACTCGGCCATCCCTGCGACAGCCGCAGAGTGTCATCGACACAAATCACGCGTTGTCCCACATGGAAGTTGCTCACCGCACGCCTCCGGGGTTTGGGGTATTGGAGTTGTGGGGGATCATGCAGCGACGGCCTTCGACGGCGATTTGAGCCTCGTGGTCCTTCAACTCTTCGACGACGAGCAGGTACCAGCGAGCGAAGATCGGCCGCTGCTGGCTGGCGATGGGGTTCTGGACCGCCTTCATGCCGCCGCTCCCTGCCGAGCCGCGCGCGTCTCTTCCTCGCGCCGGATGCGCATGCGGGCTAGATCATCGAGCGATAGATCGATGCCGATTGCTGCCGCACCGTCGATGAACTTGGTCCAGTGGGATGCCCCGATGGACTTGCGCAGTTTCATCTGCTGGGCGGTCACGTAGGGGAGCTCGAGTGCCTCGCTCAGCGCCTTCGGCGTCGGCCAAAGATCAAGAAGCTGCTCGAACGACGTGGGAGGCAAAAGCGTGCTCATGTCGTTCACGATACATTAGGTATCGGGCAACCGCAATACCCTTTGTATCGCTCGCTGTGCGATTTCTCTCGCCATGACGGCAACGCCAGGCGACCGCCTCAAACAACTCCGCATGGACAAGGGATTTGCCTCTGCGAAGGAGGCGGCCGATGCCTTCGGCTGGAACGAAGTCACCTACCGCAGCCATGAGAACGGGACGCGGAACATCCCTTGGTCCGCAGCTCGTCGCTACGCCCTCGCGTTCTCGACGAGCCCGGAGGCGATCCTGTCAGGCGCTACGCGCTCAAGCCTAGACGGCGCGAAACCGATCGTTAACCATGTCGCAAATGTGCCACTTCTCGGCACCGTTTCGGCGGGCATATTTCAGGAAGGGAATGCACTGGAAGACGGGGAGATTCTGGTGCCAGCCGTTCCACGCGCTGACATCCCTCCCACGGCTCAATATGCCCTACGAATTGAAGGTCCAAGCGTCAATTTAAGGATTGCCGACGGCGCCTACGCGATTTGCGCGCGTTACGATCAGTATCCTGGGGGACCGACACACGGGCAGCTTGTGCACGTGGTAAGGGAGCATGCTGGTCTGTACGAGCAGACCATCAAGGAGCTGCGCTATACGCGTTCGGGCACTGTGTTGGCCCCAATCTCGAGTGATCCCCGCTATCAAGAAACCGTGAAACTCGACGACACGGCCGAAGGCGGCACGGTCAGAATCGAGGGCGTCGTGATCGGGAAATTCGAACCCCTCTAATTTTTTTGCATCGGCGCGATACAAAAGGTATTGCCAAGCGCGATACATCTGGTATTGTCACTTCATCGAGCGAAAGGCGCGGTCCTTTCAGATGGAGGTTCAGATGGCAGTTGATCACTACATGGTCGATTTCGAGGACGAGGGCGGCAAGGTCCACTTCGCGAACGTGACGCA